GGGATTGATAATATTTGTTTTATGGATTTTTGTATTTTTGTTTATTTACGAAAAATATTTGTAAAACACATAGAGCAGCGATCAGGTACACGGGGGTCGAATTGTGTATATCTCATGAACTATGTGAGTGAACGTATAATGTAATATATATACTAAGGGGCGATTGGTAGTGCTCTAGGCCGTAGTATCGAAGTCAACGTAGTCAGCAATACCGTGCGATTGTTTCCACCGGTAGTCAAAAGACTCAAAGGTTCCAAGATGAATAGGCACCTTATGCTCAACAATCGCACGCTCCACGAGAGAAGTGAACTCGTCAAAGTACTCCTCACCGTGAGCATACGCCATTTCCTGTGCGTCTCTGATGTTAGACTGCAACGCATAGGTGCTATCAATTCCAGAACGAACCCAATTTGTCAACTCTTGGATCGTGATCTTATCCATGGCAAAATGCCATTTCGTCGGAAACCTAGTATCCCGGACGAAGTTGCTCTTCAAAAATGTAACATCTTCGAATGGAGTTTCGAGACTAGTGCCAAAAGTCGCGTTCTTATCAGCTGGGGTGTATTTGTAGCCGAATCGATTGAGACATTTGACGCGAGTTTGGATGTTCCAATATTTGAAGAACATCGTGGAGGTGGAATCCACAATGTCGTCTCCGTAAGTAAATATCTGAGTATTCTCACGGAAGGTGTTCAGATTCCAGGAACTGACGGTTGCGCGATCGATGTTGGTTGATTTGACAAACAGGTCTAAATTCCGAATGATGAACAGGAAACACATTTTCTGCCTGTTACGGTGTCCGATTGTGTTCCAAGGAGTGGTAAATTTGGAACCCGAAGGCATACCACTCGTGGAAAAGTAAATGATGTTAAGATAAACGTGAAACCTACCATTAATATTAGTAACTAGGGTCTCCATGACCACGATCTCGGCATCTTTTTCACTCTCGCTGGGCCAGGTGTACAACAAGTTGGTTAAATAGATGTACACTCTAGCACACATAGTGCTCTCATACGCTTGAAAGGCTCCGTCCCATGCAGACACGTCCATACAGGAGAAATGGGGATGTTCAAGGAGCGCGTTGATGAGAAGCGTTGCGTCCACTCCATGGGTATCCATACCCGGAGCGAATCCAATGTCTCGACCGTGATGATAGAGGAAACTATCTATGCATTGAAAATACATTCTTAAAACTATGAGCCATGCGATGTTATGTCCAGAGAACATTCTCGTCTTACCTTGCTCGATCTTGTTGAGCTTCCTCCGTTCGTCCTTAAGCCAATCTGTGAAAAAGTTCAGAACACAGACCCCGTCGTTCTTTGCGGCGAGTATGATTCTATTAATCCACTTAGAGAGTAGGGGGGTGGGAGAATATAATTTTCTCCCATCCTCATCTTCTCCAGTGAACTCAAAGAGCCATGCTCGACTCGAAGCGCCGGGTGGTCGAATTGCTGTGAATGGAAATCCCTCGGATGTATTCATTTGGATGGGGTCAATGAAACCGGGGACGCCATTAATGGCTTCGTGTACAGTCAATACACGCATAGGACCTTGATAGTTCGCAGAGTTGTAGCACGAAACTATCTCTCGAGCCGTGTCCTTCCAGACTTCCTCCTGAATCTCTTTCGGGAATGGGGGGAGGGTGTGAAATTTCTGGCCCGCGATAACATAAGGATTCTTTTGAGTCAGGTTTCGCGGGTCGTTTGGGTCGAGGACTGAAAATTCGGTCTCATGTTTGAAGACCTTGTCGAATAGTACAGAAGGTACTAAATCGGATTTTGTTGGGATGTGGGCAGGTTTGTTAATTTTGCCAATAGGGTAGTAAGCGGTTCCTGACGGTATGTCGATATTATGACGGACATCATACGTCAGTTCGATACCAAATTCTGAAAGATCGTCTTTGATATCGGGAAGCGATTGAACAATGGGTTTATCCTTGAGGGCATAGTCCCACATCTCCTTAGACAACATATCTGAGCCACCAGCGATAACCTTTAGGTGACCAAAGACATGTAATCCAATGATGCCACCGTTCGAGCCTACATGCTCCGAAACGAGTGCACCACCACACATGCCACTCATGGTTGGTACGTTGTAATACCAAGTCGCTCCTGACGCATAATAATACTCTTCACCTTTTTCGTGAAGCATATACAGGCAGGATCCTTTAAGTGCAAGATTGGGAATGGCAATACGGGAGGGGATTCCAGTGTCGGGGTGACAGTAAAGCAGAGAAGCTGGTTTACCTTCAGCAGTTCGAATTGGCACTGGACGAGAGTCACCATCAGGTCGTGAGGCAGAGATGAGATAATTACGAAGGTCCTTGAACACAGGTACTTGCTGATTTCGGAGCAAGACAAAGCAGGTGTCGCGGACAGTATTAACTCTATCCTTGTGATTGATGTTCGGGAGATTGAGAATATCCTTGCGGATATCAATCTCACACAAGAAGGTCTCACCTAAGCGAGTGATGGAAACCAAAACTTTTCCGGAAATTTTCCCTACAAAAAGATGGGAGGGCATAGCGATTATTCTATCACAAATTCCTAAATAATTTACTCTAGAGATGGTATTTGCTATTCTAATGATTCCGGAATTGGCTACTACCTTTTCGCAGAGAGCATCAAATCCTGATGACTGGGCAACTTTGTCGTCCAGTTTGTCGCCGGGTGGGATGTAAACTTCATCGGCTTTGGTAGATTCAGGTTTGATGACTGCGCCGGGAGCCACGTCGGGTATTGTCTCTATTAGCAAGTCTATTTCGTCCTCTGATAGTGTACTTTGTGGACGAATTCTGATCGTTCTGGTAGCGCGGCTTGCTTTGTCGTTACCATATTTCTGAACGGTCAGTGTCACATTTCGGGATGTCTTGGCAGCTTTGGAAAGGGCGTAACCGCCTTCGACAATGATCTCATCAAAACCGATCTTGTCTGGGATTTCATCTTCCAGAACGGAGACCTCAGACGGGCGGCCTCTCATCAAGTCGGCTTTGGCTTGGTTCTTCTCCTTCTTGTGGCAATTGGGACATAAGAGGGGGAAAAGAGCGCTAACGTCAGCAGTGTGACGTGCGTGGGTATGACCATAGGGGCGAGAACAATTAATACAGAGATGAACATGATAATAAGGTTGTCCATCCTGGGGGACGTCTGCATGTTCATGAGTCTGAATAGCCTCAGCGACAGGTTGTTCCTTGTCTTTCTTGGGTGGCGATTTCATGCCAAACCAGCCTCCAGCTCTTTCATTGGTGAGCTGCTTAGAAATTCCTTTCATAGCAGTGGCAGAAAGAGGGAGAGCGAGGGGAACTGGGGCAGCTCCAAATATACGATTGTAAAAGAATTTGAGAGCCCAGACTGTGCCGACGAGTGCCAGCATGACAGGGATGACATCCATGCAGATTACCCACAATTTTGAAGTGAGGGGGACGTCAGAAAACATATAATTTACTATTCTAAAGTTGAGAAAGAAATTTTTGAAGCGGGCCCAAATCCGATTCAATAATGAAGGGGCATCGGTAGGAAATGGGTCGTGTGGGGGAACAAACTCCGGAGTGAAATTATCACGGAGTCCAGCCATAGGGGCAAATTGTGAGTATAGTTCCACGAAGAAGTCGTGGATAACTGTAGAGGTGTACTTGGGGTTGATCAAAACAGAAGCAGCACCATACTGGAAAAAACGAGTACTCCAAAGAGAACTCACAAAATATAGTGCCACTGTGGACCACATCATTCCAGGTAGAAGTGGAACATTATACCACGTCCAACGCATCCAATGTATGACTTTGAAAGGGTCAAATAGTCCGCGGAAGACCATGATATTTGCGAGGGCGGCTCGCATAGTGGCTTGCTGTTTGTCGGCAGGTACGAAAGTTGAGATGAACCACCGAGTCCAAGTAGCTCCAGCAAGGAAGGGGACAAAAGGGATGGGAATGGTAAACTGGCGGCCAAATAGATTAGGCTCCCACCATCCAAAGATGACATAGCCAAAAACAAACTCTCCAGTGTTTAACATAGAAGAGATTGCAGCCATGGTCTCGTTGAATATGGCAGCCCAATCGTCCGCATCACAAAAGACAGGGTGTGAGTAACGGGGACCATCTTTATGTGGGGGGGATTCCCAAGTGGAAGTGCCAGTGTGACGCCACTTATATTTTTGAGTGAAAAGGTGGCGTTTGAGAAGTTCCTCAGCTTGGTCAAGTTCTTCTTCGCTGAGATCACTGGGATTGCGATTTCGTTTTTCGACAAGAAGACGATAATTTCGCAAAGCTTGTTGGTAAGCAGCGTAGTCTATTCTCTCGTCTTCTTCGGCGGTCGCAGCTACCTTCACTAGCGCGTTCGAAAGATAAAGTTGGATGGCGGCTTTCTCTCTCTCATCTGTGGCAGTGGACTTCATTCGGGTGAGGAGAATGGCGAGGATACGAGCATGAAACTTATTTTCCTCTTTTAGAATACAGTGCGTGACGTGGCGTTCGTCACCGATGTAAGATGTAATTTCCATCATCAACTGTATCCTATTATTGTCATCAATAGACATTTTCCATTCTATGTTGGTGACACCTCGTTTGAGATCCTTCTGCATTTCCAACATGATTTCTGGGTTGATGGGACCCAGCTCTTCGCCGTTAAGGGAAAAAGATCTTATAACAGCCATATGTGGGAGAGATTCAGGGTGGTCACGAAGCCAAGAAAGATGTTTCTCGGCCTGTTGAGTCGCCGTCAACTTACCTTCAACTGCTCGACGGGAAGTGAGCACGCACGTTTCCATTTGTGTTTCAAGAGATTCACGCTTGGCAACGTCGCCGGTGAAGGAAGCAAGGAGATACTGTTCTCCAATGTCATACCACTTTGAATACAAATCTTGTCGATGTTCTGATAAGTATTCCAGTTCCTCTTGATTGAGAGCGGGAACTGTTATCTTCTCGGACAGACCGGGGAAGTGTTCTTGGTTGGGATGTAGAACACGAATGTCTGGATTGGGAACACTCCTATTCCATGTTGAATAATCAACATCTGGTTCGGTCTCCACTCGATTGACTAGAGCTTGGACAATAATATCATTCCAAGCAGTGGGGACGACACCAGGGAGTTCTTCGATAGGTGTGTTCACGGTGGCCGGACAAACTTCCTCGTATATAGCTCTCATAAGTTGAGGCGTGCAGTCTGGAAGAAATTTGAAATTGCGATGTGGTCTAACACGGAGACTAGCCATGAGACGAAATTGATTTTCCATGTGCCGGGTGAAACGATTTTGGCACTGGCAGAAAAATTCCGCCATAGACATTGGCTGCCCAACATTTTGTATGTTGATTGGGTCAAGTTCTTGAAACGTGTAAACACGCTGACCATCAACCATTTGCATGGTGGTGTTGACTAGAAAATCTCTTCGCCGCTTGTAGGCTTTTGTCGAAGCGGCTCCTGTGGCTTTGGGATCTTTTACGTTGGTGGTGTGGAGCATAAGATAAGATCGAAATTTCGCTCCTTTCTGCTCGAGACGGGCCATAGGGACAGTGACTTCAGCGTTGGATTTGAACATGATGTCGTACAACATCTCTTCACTGCCGTCAAATTGATCTTTGTCGTCCTCAACATAAATTGGGTGAGGACCATATCCGTCGAAGTGTTTCATGCCTGGGGTTCTACAAAACAAAAGTTTGTTATCACTCCATCCCTGAATGTGAGCGATAACTCTGGCAAGGGACAACATGACGCCTCCTTTACCGACACCTGGAGCACCAGCTATGCCGATCTGGAAGGGGTCAACTCGAAAAATCTCAGAAGGAGAATTATCGACGACGCGATCGAGAATACGCTCAAAATTTCGGTAAAAAGAAACAAATTTTGCATTTTGTTCTGGGGCGCATTTACGAGTAGCCCAGATTTTCCAAAGGGAGTTAACTCTAGCCCAAATTTCTTCAAAATGAACAATTTTGTCTGGGACTAAATGAAAATCATCACTATTTGCTGGGTCTTTAAGCCATTCGAGGTCATCGATGACGACCCTGAGCAACTCATCGAATCCAGCATCAGTGGGGTGGTCTGGGGACTGGGTCAGCATGCCCAAATCAATTAGGGAATTAAGGAGCATTTCTCTCAGATCTTTAAAAAGGGAAGTGGAGGCAGTAACACCTTGACGAACGTTACTTATTTCGCGACATTTCCACTGGAAGTACTCCCAGGTGGTCTTCATCCTCTCATTACTGCATTCAGATGCTTTCATAATTTTCATACCGATGCCGATGGATAGCATCGTGAGAATATTAGGGATAACACTTGACATATTAGTGTTAACCGTAAGACTCTCAGCTCGTGGCGCGTTTTCTTCGAGCAATGAAACGCATTTCTGAAGTACAGAAGCAGAGATTCCGAGAACATTTGAGAGTTTGAGGGCAAAAAGAGCCCATTTCCCTGGAGTGTTGACATACAGGGATTCCAATAGGTCTATGAAGGTGTTGAGATACATAGGCCCTGTTTCAGCGGGGAAAATTCGCGAAAAGAAGGAGCCATCGATAATGGACTCCAAAAGATCATTTGTGTTGTTGGAGGTGCGTGTGGCCTGTTGATCCAAATTCTAGAAGAGACGATTGAGATTGTCACGAGTGACTGAGATGTCGTCTCTAACATCGACTAGCAGATCACGAACAGTTCCTAGGCTGTCTGATGATGAGGCGAGGACTTCTTCAACCTTACGGCTGGTTGCCTCGGACTGACGAGACAAATTGTCAACTAGGGCGCGAACACTACTAGTAGTGGCAGTCACCTCGTGTTTGACGTCGTCCATGGTAGTCTGGACAGACTCGTACATCTCATCAAAGAAAACCATTTGGACTTGAACCATTGCATCAAAGTCCAAATCTTCCAACATGGAAAACCCGTAATAGAGGTCATGGTAGGAACCACGATCAAGAGGGCACAAAGACAACGTCGTGTTATGTTGTAACAAGTTGCCGTGAGGTTCTTCATTCTCGTCGGGGAAAAGTGGTAGTTGGTCAAAGAGGAAAGAGACAAGGGGTCGTCGTACGCCTTGAGCCATGGTGGCAACTGTAAGATCGACGTCTTGCTTAATTTCACGGTATACATGAGATTGAAACTCATACTTGAATTTGACCTCATTGAACATCTCCTCAACGTCCCACTGCATATTAAATATGATGTAGAACGGAAGCGAAATATCGGTCGTGTGAGATGGTACCCAATTATGTGTTCGGTACACCGTCAAATAGGGGGAGGCATCAAACCTCCAAGGTTTCAGGACAGAATGAGTAAAAGGCGCGTCCTTGTTGGTGGTCCACATGAGAAAAGGTTCATACCATTTTGGTGAACGGAAATATTTCACAGCCACGAGTTGGAAGTGGCACAAATTTCCTGCAAGAGATTCATCACGGAGGAGTTTGGTGGGATGTATAATCATCACTGGATGATTAGCCGTTGGGTGGTCCATCAAATGGAAGCCCCAAGGGAAACACCTCATGCGATTCCAATCTTGGTTGTTCATGATGTGAGATAAAATGGCAATATTATCATTCTCATATTCTGGTTGCTGAAGAATAGCAGCAATATTCAACGCGTCTTGGTGTGTTCGATAAAGACGCTTAAACCAGAATTTTAGACTGTCGAACGTACGCTCGTCAGAGACGGACTCGCAAACCGAAATAAGGAGATCCGCATCGTTCTCTGACACAGCATCAACTTCCTCGTTGACTCCTTCTCCTTCTTCACCAAGTGGGTTATAAGATGTTAAAGCTAAGCCCACTAAATTGAAGGCCAAGGTGGTTGGACTACAGGCGACACGAGAGTAACGTTGAACTCTTTCGATGACTTGAATTTCATGGAGCTGGGTGTCATGAACACGGTTCATACGTGAACGCATGTCAGCTCGAGGGAGACGATACATTTGAACGTCCACATCCTCGTGTGCGAAACTCTCGTCTTCGAGATTCAGATCATTTAGTGCCGGGATGGGCCAAGGGTCGTAGCGGGGAAGAGTAGTAGTGGTCTGCGTGGCAGCATACACTCTAGCGCACCTTTCAACATTGTTATAGTGGATTCCTCTGTATCCACCAACCTCAAAATCGTTGGATAAATTGCATCTGAACTCTATCCACTTTGGTAGGGAGAGGTCCGTCCGCTGGTATGAAGGACAATGCAAGTAGTGGTAATGAGAAAACTCTGACCACAATTCGCTGGCGGTATCTCCAGCATTTTGAGGTGGTTTGGCGTGGATGGTATAAAAGGCTCGCCGGGGACAAGTTGCGGGGGTCTGGAATACCACATAGTTGTTGGTTGGAAGGCTAGTATAAGGATTGATGCCGCCCTGTTCGTAGTATTGATTCTGGCGCTCGAATGTACGATACCAGTCGTTGTTGACTTGAAACCTGGCAGCCTGATGTCCTCCAATAACGTATTGTGGTACATCCACATCTGTGAAAGCTGTGAAGTGCATACCGCCAATCCAGTACAAGAACATCTTAGCCAGAGCGACTGGCATACATCCACCACGTGCGTAGCCTGAGGTCTCAAACAGCATAGAAAAGGGAGAAGCTGGAATGGGTTCTGGCCAATACTCGAGGTTGACTTTGACTTCCTTCGATGGTTGAATCCGGGACTTGAACATACGACAAAGGTACGTCTTCAGATCTATGAATGGTATGAAGGGAGCAGGACGATCAGATCCAATAAGTGCTGAACCTAATGTTGACGGTGGTGTGATGCCAACATTCTCAACTGTCTCCTGATCGCCGACCCCTTGGGCCACTGTCACAAACCCATCAAGGGCACAAAATGGTGAGAAAAATTTCAGGTCTGTGCCTCCTCTCCTCCACACTGAAATATCGATGGAGGTAGCTCCAGTTGTTGGGAGCATAAGAGGCGTCTCAAGAATGACGTGGAGAAAGCCGTTAATTCTTCCCTGAGCGCTTCTGCCGTTCTTTGCAGTAGCACGTGTGCGTCCATAATAGTCCAACTGTTGCCAAGGGACTTTAATAGACTTGTAGGCGCGAGATCCAGTGAAGGTTACGGACTCATTGATGGAAACGGAGCCCTGAGTCAAGGTGGGTTGAGATCCAGACAGCTGCCACACAAATTTGAGAGTGAAAGTGTGGAGAAAAGATTTGCTGATATAGAATTCATATTCCATATCTCCGTACCAGAGTTCTGATAAATAGCTGACAAGAGCACAACCATCAAAAGTCATGTTCTCTACAGCGACTGGTGTAACGGGACATCGCCACAAAGGAAGATCTGGTGCATCGGTTCTCTTGATGTTAAAAGTACCGAGATATCCTGGTTGTCGTTTCAGGAACTCTACGCTGGTAGAGCACTCAGCAGTGTTGACATCCTCTCGGGCAAATCTAATGCATCCGTTACCGAGGATGGGATCGGTATCGTCTGGAGCTTCGAACCGGCTGGTACTGGGAGTGTACACAACCTTCTCTGCTCCCTGGGCGACTCGAACACCACTACTACTAGGGGTGGGGTCGGGAATTGGATCCGGGGGAACGGGGGTGGGATCAAAGGGAACATCATAAATGAGGGAGATATTTGAGGGCGAAATCGGAACTGAGAAGGATGGATTCTCGAGACGAATATACATTTGCATGGTAATCGTACTACTCTCGCCTGGTGGGGTTCGATGTTGTCCGAAAACCATGAAGATGAAATCACCCCACAATTTCCTATCCTGGCCGATGGTGTTGACTTCGATTTTTGTGTGCAGGATAATGAAAGGGACAAGCAGGGGCCACGGAACATGGACTACAGGCTGGACGGACTCACAAAGTGAGAACATAGCTCCGTCGATGGTGCGTGACGTAACTTCTGTATAAGCATCGTCATTATCGTACCTCAAATCCAATCGGGGGGGCTGGTAATAGACCTTAGCGAGGCCTTGGGCAGTCATGGGCATGTTGTAACGAAGCTCAATTTTCATGGAATCAAATTTGAAATAATCAAAAGAGCGAGCCATTTCTTTAAAGGGGCCATGCGCGTTCAGAAGGTCTAAAATGCTGAATCGCTGATAAGATCCTATCTCCATATCACCACTCCACTCTACTTTGCCAACGAGATAGTCTCTTGAGATGACATCTGAAATGGTCCAGTTGTTATCTCGCTCCGGGGCAGTGGAATCGGGGATGGTAGTGCCATCATTGGTTGCTAAGATGGCTGTGGTGTCGACGTCCAAATCATGGACCTCCTCACGAGCGGTGACGAGCCCGCCTACGTCAGTCTGAACGGGTTCCGTCATAGGAAAAGGAGAGCAAGTTCGGCGATGGAAATGCCGGTCTGTACTATTCCGTTAACCCTTTCGGCTTTCTGGTTCTGTTTGCTGGCGTCTAACTGAGCTTTTCGGTCGTTAGCTTCTATTTGGTCAGCACGAGTATCCCAAGGGGAGAAATCACCACTTCCAGTGCCAATAGGACTGATCTTGGGGAAGGTCTTGTAATAATTACAGATAGCAGTACTGGCGGTAGCTGCTACGTTGCCTGCACCAAAAGCTACTGACTGAGCTTTCGAAAGTGAAAAGGATTTCTTTTGTTGTTCCAAATTCGCTTCGGTAGTGAAGGGCGCCGAGGTAAGGGGGCGGGTAGTATTGGTTCCCACTGTTGTACGTCCCGAGCCCACTGTTGAATTGGCTCCCAATCTTTGGTTTCCGTCGAGTTTCCGAGGTTTGAGTTGTTGTTTACGAGAAACGTTTTCGTTGATATTTTCTTCGAAAACACTTCTAGCCCTGTTGACAGCTTCTCGGTTTTGAACTCCGTAACTTGTAACGTCTGTACCGACGTATTTGGACTGGTTTCCGGGATTAAAAAGTGGATTCCTTGAGGGTGTTGCACCCGGTGGGAATGAGGGTTCAATGGGTCGAACGTATTTAAAACCGTTTCGGTACTCGGCAGATAAATCGGCCTTACTCGAGCCAGGTTGGTGTTTAAAATTTCCGGGGGTAATCTCTAAAATGTCGTGGACAGTGTCTCCAGGAACAAAATTAATTTTGGGAAAAGGGAGTTGAACTTCACGGGCACCAACTGAATTGTAAGCGCCGGAGTGGACAAAAGGAGATCTACGATCACGGGAAACTAACTTCGCTGGAGGAGGGACGGCGTTATAACTGGGGACGATCTTAGTTTTGGCTATTGATGTAGGTAAAGGTTGAGGTTTGGGGGCCTCAGAATGGTTTTTAATGAAAATATCGGAAAAACCGGGTTTAGAGCTTGACATAATAGTCAGAAAAGAACGTTGTTAGATAATTTTATCTTTGATTGAGCACAAAACGAAAACATTTAAAAGGCAGCCATTTTGATATAATAATAAATTCATGAAAGATAAAATTGTTTAAACCGCACTCCGCCGGCACACCGGATTCCTAGCAACTAAGCACCCTGCTAGGTAGGCTAACACGCTAACCCAAGCGTATCGGGCTGCCATGTCTCACACATTGCAATAAATAATGTGAGTGTCATGTTCACAGCTTTCAGGAAACGGACCGTAAGGGCGGGGTCAACCTACATAAAAGGAAGAACAGGTGTTCCGTTGTTTAGTATAAATACAGAGCTTCATCGCACCCGCTCAGCCCAACGGAAAACAGGTTATGCTAATACGATACTGGAATACTCCGATGCGGCGCGACCCGCTAGAATAACCAGCCGAGAATACTCAAATTCGGTCTATCTCTCCTACTCGCGTAGCGGGCGAACCTCGACTCTACGAACGAATGCGGTCATGATAGCGGGGATCCGAAAGTGAGCGATGTCTGGGACTGACATCGGATGGGTTGGGATTAGACTGCAAGATAGAAAGATTTAGGGTTTGAAGAGAACCCCAACACAAAATAAAAATAAGAAGGGTTGTATTTTTGGTATTTTATTTTTATTTATATATGATACGACAAAGGACGGTCCAAAGAAGTAGAACTTTCCCACATATACTGATTCAGGCTCAAACAGACTGTGTCTAGACAACCGAATCTCGATAGGTACTAGTAAAACTAAGGACTCAAAGACGTAAATCTATGAAACTATATATTTAAACTAAAAAGTGCAACATTTAACGTATGCTACAGAGCTAGTCGGACTAGAACGATGTACGAGACGCGTCACGTATAATAGGCAAAATAAATGCGTAAAATAGGTGCGGCGCCTGGTCGAAAGTCTAGCGAGACCGA